AAGCGTTCCTGATACATGGAACGTCTGGTTGAGTTGAACGTTTGATTGCTCTGTTGAAACGGTGATATTTGTTGACGACTGGACGCTTAATGATAATTCATCTTCGGTTTCTTTTTCTTTATCTGCCAATAGTTCCGCTTGGAGGAGGCCCAACACCGCCTTACTTCCTTGAATCTCGATCGGGAACCCCGCTTCGCAGTTCTCCGTATTAGTAACCGTGAGCCGCGTATCGCCGGTTGCCGCGTCAGCAGAGAGTGCAATCTCTTCTGTGAATGTAAGGAAGTCAGAGTTCCAGGGTTCGCTCGAAAATGACTGCGATATTTCAGCACCTGGAGGAGCATACCAGTATGGATCGTCTGCTTCAACATAGAGTGGAACATTAACCGTTAAGCGGCTTCGTTTATCATCATCAACGGTTGTCTCGAACCCCTTTAGGTACCTGCAATACAATACCCTGGTTTCACCCTCTTCGTTAGTGACCCAAAGCTGGTGTTCGTCAACTTGTGTTATAGAATTTCTAATCCTCTCAAAGTTTCGATGGAAGTCCGCGGGATTTTGACCCGTGATCCTAAGTGGCAAATAAACGGGACGAACAGCGCCAACCCTCTGACGGAACTCCGCTCCTGCGATGTTTGGAACAGGATCAGATAGTATTGTATAAGGGAGGCCGTGGTGTCCGGTAGTTCCGATTAGTAAGTTGTAAACGTCATCATAAAGTATAGCATTCGGGTCGTTGCCTTGAACATTGAAGTTGTAGACTTGACCATCTGCCGTGTATAACTTCCATACTTCTGCCATGATTAAAACCCGTTCATATGGTGGTATCTCTCCAGTTCAAGATTTGACATAAGCACCTTTCTTGTTACGTTTTCTGAGTCCACACTGACGTATGTATTATAATTGATAGTTTGTGAGGATGATGAGGTCTGAGATGTTCGAACCGTTCCGCTAGGTGTGTTGGTACTGCCTACGATGCCCCCAGACGCGAACGACCCACCATATGATGCGACAAGCGAACTCCAATCTTCACCCCATCGCCTGCGGGGTACTACGAGTTCTTCTTCGTTCGCTTCACCCAGGAGGTATAGTGACCCGCCCGGCTTAGCAGGTACTAAAGCACCCTCAGCGCCTAATGATATGTGTAAGAACGGGGGGGTGGTATCAAGCGTAACATGAACCTGCCCTAAGGCACTTTGAAATGCTCCGGGAATCCCGGTGAAGAATCCCGCCGCCGCCGTCGTTAACCAGTCACCAAGTCCGCCTATCTGTCCCTTAATCCCTCCGGGAAGCCCGGTGAAGAATCCGGCGGCGCCAGTGAGTAACCAATCACCAAATCCTGATACGGCGCTTGTGATCTTACCAGGCAATCCAGTGAAAAAGCCTTCCGCCGCAGTGAGTAACCACGTACCGAATCCACCGAGTGCAGATACGATATCGTTCCAAAGGCCTGTCGCCCAATCAGCCCACGGCAACCCTTTGAGCCACGTTACCATACCACCTATCGCGCCAGTAAGGGCGTTCCATAGGTCTGTCGCCCATGTTGCCCATGGCAACCCTTGTAACCACGTTACCATACCACCTATCGCGCCAGTAAGGGCGTTCCAAACTGTAGTCGCATAACCACCCCAATCTAGACCTTTAAACCAGTTGACTATACCCGTTAGTTTGGCAATGAGTGCGTTCCATATAGCCAAAGCCATTCCACCCCAGTCCCTCGTTTCGAGTATGTTGAGAACCTTGTCGAACCCCGTGCTAAGCGCGGTCCACAGTTTAAGCAACGCGCCTCCCCAATCAATCCCTGTAAGTGCCTTGAGAATTGCCTGTCCAAAATATACTAATGTAACGAAGATAAGAGTGAATATCTGTAACCAATTAACCATTTTAAAAGCATTTAAGAGGGCTGTCCCTAATGCGACGCCCATAGACCCAAGCAGTTTAAAGAGATTTAAAATAGCGCCGCCCCAGTCTATCTTTTTTAGGGAGTCAAAGGCCCCCCCCAACGCTGCGCCAATACCACCTAATGCACCCATAAGGGCATTCTTTAGGTCGTTTCCAACCGGCCCCCAGACTGTTTTAAATGCATTAAGCATCCAGCCGCCTATCTGTGAGAGGTATCCGGGTACCGCTGACCAAAATGTAACGAACGCGCTGAGCATCCAGCCGCCTATCTTAGGAACAATCGCCCCGACAGTGCTCCAGAATGTGACAAATGCAGTCTCCATGGCAGTTAATATTTTACCGCCTATTTGTCCCAAATCAACCTTTGCTAATGCTTCTCCTAGCGCGGTAGCCACTTTAATGAATATCGTAGGTAACAATTCCATTAATTTTACAAAGACGTCACCGAGTTTGCCGAGTATGTCTGGACCTGCTTTGCTCACGCCATCGCTTAGTCCTTTGCTCATCCCGCCTGATACTTTGGTTCCCGTCGGACTTGTTGAAGAACCTCCACCACCACCAAAGAGACTGTCAAACGCTGCGCCTATCGCATTGATAATATTGTTAATCATAGAGGTCGGATCGAAGTTAAGCAAGCCAGTCAGGACATTGTCAATCGCCGTGAGCAGTCCGTTCACCATACCGCCCCAATCTATATTTTTAACTGAGTTGAACGCACCCATCAGCATGCCGCCGATCTTATCAAAGATGCCGCCTATCGTCGTGACGGATTCCCCGATAGCTGTGACTAACATTCCTGGGAGGCCCATTATATCGTTCTTTACAGTATCAAGGCCGCCCTTGATCCCACTGACCAAATCAGTCGAGAACTTGGAGAAGTTAAGGCTTGTTAGGTCTCCGACGAGTTCCTTGACCCATCCGAGAAGAGACATGAATTGACTCACAAGAGCGCCGATTGAGGTTCTAAAAGTATTTGATGTCGCATACAACAACATGAACCCCGCACCTATCGCCGCGATAGCTATAGTTATGGGGTTAAATGCCATTGCGATACTTCCAATAATTTCAAGGAAGCTTCCACCACTTGTTACTGCGCCGGCAATACCAGTAACTGTGCCCATTATAGGTGCCAGCATGCCACCGAGAAGAGCTGTTATCGGTGCGAGAACGCCTGCAAGTATGCCACCTTCACCCGCAGCAGCACCGAGCCCTGTTGCGACGCCTTCCGCTTCACCCGCCGCGCCGCCGCCTTCTGCCACTTCTGCGCCTTCAGCTGCTTCACCCGCTGCGCCCCCCCCGCCAACTTTTGGCGCGACTAGGTTAGTCACTTTACTCTGTAGGTTCATATCCTTCAGCGCAGAAGTAACCTTTGCGATATCCGCAGGTAGTTTCGTGATACTCATATCAAACAGTTTGAGCACCATCTGTAACGCGCCGACACCGCCGACTAGTCCTATGAAGGCCATACCGATCATCTGTATAGGCATCGGTAAACTAGTAAATACAGTTACTAAAGAAGTGATAATAGGTAGAAGCGGCGTAATAGCAGCAAGGAAGCTTTCTAGTAAACCAATTATAGACTCACCTAACGGGGCAAATGCTAGTTCGAGTTTGTTTTTGAATATGTCTAGTCGTTGTGAAAAAGTTCGCGTATCTTCATACGATTTCTCCATAGCACCGGAATTCGTGTACATCTTACCCGTCAGGGTATCAAAGTCAAACGCCCCGGATTTTGCTGCGGCAGTTAGCTGTACTAGAGCGGTTCCACTAAGTTTCGACACCTCACCAGTCTTTACCCCCGTTGTAGCATATTTGTCTAGCTCTTGAGTGAGTGTAGAGAACGCCTGCTTTGATGTATCGCCGCTCTTTTCAAGCGCCGCCATCCCCGTGTTTAGGCCACTTATAGCGGTTCTTGATTTAACCCCTGAGCTGTCCATCTGAGCAATCGATGCGGTCATATCATCGACGCTAACACCGGCTGCCGCATATGTCGGCCCGGCCTTTATCATATCACTTTGTAGCTGAGAGACTGGGATGTGAGCGTACTGCGAAGCTTGGGTAATGTCGTTAAGTGACGCCGCCATACTGGACGCTGGTTCATGAAACTGTGCAAAGGTCTTCATTAACTGGTCGGTATCTGTCGCCACGCTTGTGCCTGTTACCGTGGCGAACTCTTCAAAAGCAGACGTAAGTGATGTGACCGCTGCTTGCGTTGGCGGTACGCCGCCCTGCATATCTTTAAGTCGGTCATAGACCGTAGAGACCGCAGTGGCGGCGTCAGCAGAACTTATAGGGAAGTTACCAAAAACAGTGTTGAACGATCCCTTTAAGCCATTAAGTGCCGTGCCAGTTGCGCCGGTTTGTTTCTCTATAGATTTATAGGCGCCGTCAACATCCTCAGCAGACTTTACGGCGAATGCGGCAATTGCTACACCTGCAACACCGACACCTGCCGCAGCCATCGTGCCGATGCTGCCTAACTTACTACCTAAGCTGCTACCTAAGTCCTCGCCTTCACCTTTCGCCTCAGCCATCCCCGCTTTAAGTTGGGTAAGGTCTGCCCCGAACTTAACAACGATGTCAGATCCAGTGCCTACCACTATTCACCCCACGGTGCTTTTCCAAAGACCTTCGGATCAACTTTCTTAATCTCGATCCCGCCCTCTAATACGATAGAATCTTCCGCGGCTTCCGGTCCGCAACAGATGATCGCTATGTTCTCTGCTTCTGTCCATTCTTCTGAATCCTTCTTAACTGTCTCAGGATCGAGCCCGCGCTGTTCAAGGATCTGGTGCGTCGTCATTAAAAGCAGTTCATCGCGTGGGATTGCCGGACGCATTGGTATATCTATCTTTTCAATTACTTCATCAGGTACATACTCTTCATACCACGGCAGAATATCCTGAATCGTTACGACTGGTTGTTTCTCGTCCCATCGGTTTGAGTTGGCGATTGTAACCATGAGTTGAGCGTTTCTGATTTGCTCTAGTTTCTCACGTTCTTCCCACCCGCGATAGAGTTGTGTGAACTGAAACGGCGTTAAGGCAAACAGTTCATCGTGTGTAAGGTGTAGCACCCCGAACGCCGCTTCCATTATCGCGGACATATCGAGACGGGTTACTTTTTTGCTTCGCCCTCCACACCTTCAACAAGGGTCTCTGTAAACTCTTTCTGGTCTACATCCTCTTTGATCTCTACCGGAACGACGCCCTCAAAGGCAATGTTCATCGCCGTCATTATCTGCGCTAACACATCGGTCATCGTTTCGCAACCGAGGACTTTATACGCAATCCTTAGATTCATCGCGGGGAACTGGTCGCGCAGCCCGTGTTCTAGCATCACCGCAGTTTCAGCAATGCTTATCTTTTCAGGGTTTTTGTTGTTCCTGTCGAGGATCTCGAAGACAGATATACTCCAACCGAACATGCGGCGCAGTTCTGTTTCGATGTTTCCTAGAGACTCTAAAGTATATTTGAGATGTACCTTTCCATGATTAGCTGGTTGCAGGATTTGTTGTGCAACTGCCTTTCTAAGATCAATCTCAACTTCGCCTTTATGTGGATTCACCATAACGATTTCTTATTAAACTCCTTACTAAATTATTGTCCTACAGTCGGGGTTTGCAGTACTGCTATGCTGACGTTTCCAGTGTCACCGGCAAACGTAACAAGAACCCGGTTAGGCAACTGCGCTGCACCTATTGTCTGGTTGTATCGGGACGTTTGGAACTGACCGATAACCTTAAACGTTGGTGTCACGCTTCCTGCGGTCTGACTTGCGATAACATCGTGTTGGGGACTCTTAAATCCCTGGTCGCATGCAACTGCACACTGAGCGGTCGTCGTGACAACGTTTGCGGATTTGCTCATCACAACGACCACTTCATGTCCCGTGTTAAGGAACGTGATACCATTCGTCCAATCCGCTGCTTGTAGCGTGTAGAACGTCATGTTCAGCCCTGTCGTTGGAGCTAAAGGCGTTGCGTCTAATGCATTAGTATCGTGGATTGTAGATGCTTGTGGCGTAATGTCTATTGGATCAACCATTTTTGTTCACTCCTTACACGTACGGATGCTGTACGATTAGAACCTTGACGTTGGTTACGCCGCCTGTGCCGCTGAATGTAACAGGAATCGAACTTCCAAACTCTTCTACACTGAACGGCCCGTATTCCTTAGTCGTTGATGCTGGCGTTGTTTCTGTCAGGTCGTGCTCAACTCCATACGAACACTGCCCTGCTGAGAACACTACCGTCTTTGCATTCGCGCCATCTGAGTTGATGTGGTAAAATAGTTCATGTCCTGTATTAACAAATGAGTCCCCGGTTAGTCCACCTGGCGTAACTGCACCTGCAAGCGCAGTCGTCAGGTTAAGAGGCGTATCGCGCCCCATGACAACCGGCGTATAAACTGTCGCTGCCATGTTTAACTCTCCTACGAGTAAGACAGTGGTCCGCAGCCAGTTATGGTTAGACTCATCTTGGTAACTGCTCGGTTGGTTGCATCGGTATCCCATCCACAGGTTGCATAGCCATAGTAACCAATGCTTGAACCATTAGGCTTCCATGCGACTCTTCGCATCTCAAGCGCCAGTGGCATATTCCGTACAAGCATTTGGCCTGCGTCGGTGAGGTTCCATTCCTGATCCGAAGTAAGTGACCAATCATAGCCCACTGCGATAGCCAATCCCGCAGGCGAATCTTTGTTCGTAGCATCTGCGGTTACAGGTTTCACACTAAATTTCGATGTAGTTTCGCCACCAAGTTGAACCCATCCGGGATCGCCGGTAAGATTCGCCGCGATATACACACGAGTGAGCATACCGTTCTCAAAAGATGGCGGATAGCAGCTAGTCATTTATTATAGCCTCCTTTTAGATATCTTCTCAGCTTTCACGCTGATGGTGAGTGCAGACTTCCGCACTCCAACTTCTCTCGAATCTGCTTCTTTTATAACAGCAGCCGTGAGTTCAATATTCCCTAATACAAACGGTTCCTTTAATGCGGCTCTCACCGAGTTCTTTAATATTTCAAGGCGTGTCTTTGTCTCGTAGCCCTTCGCCACTACGCATGTCATCCGAACCGTAAAAGTAAATGGTTGGAATAACGGAGGTTCGCCTACAAACATCGGGATCATAGCCATATCATCATTAACAAAGTCCTTTCCAAGTTCAACGTTGGGAAGTCGTCCATTAACTGTAATGTCTTCTGCTTCGAGGCGGTCATTGATAAGGTGATAAACCGCCCACATATCGCTCTTTGGTTCCGGGTCTTTGACTCTAGCTTTAGCTTTGACTTTGACTTCCGGCTTTTCAGATTCCTTAGTATCTTTCTTTTCAACCACTCCATCACCCTCTCGTTTGTTCAATCATGAAGGACATTGTAAACGTAGACTTTTCAAGCAATTCGGGGAACAGCGCGTCATTCCCAATGACTTCAGTGCTGCCGCCCTCGAAGTACATCATACCGATTCTAAATTTGCTATCATCGGGGAACTGTAATGTCTTTGTGTTAAGTGCATTTGATAGCGCCATCTGAACACCATTCAAGATAAAGACGTTCTCAAGCGTGCCGCCGTAGTCCGTAAAGATATCAACTTCGAGCACGTACATATCGATGGTATAACTTTTCTGTTCGTCAGGTGTCCATGTCGCTCTTCCTATAGCGATATACGGCCTTGGTAACTCTCTTGGCACTGCTTCAAAGACTGGTACAACTGAGTTATCAATCGCAAGGACGTTACCGTTAAGTAAGCTGAATATCAGGGTGCGTAGTTCATACTGGGGACACTGTTTGATAATATACATTGTTTACCAAATATCTTTTACCGCTGCTTCGAGTATCGGGATCGCCTGCACCTTTGCCGCATCAGCGACTGGTTTGATGAAGTTCCTTGCTGGAAGTCCCCGCTTTGCGATTGCACGGGCGATAATGAAACCACTCCCTTTCGGGAATCCGTGGCGTGTTCCCCATGCTTCCAGCGCATCCGAAGGTGGCATGTGTGGCTTGGCTCCTTGATCCTGAGCGAGTGTATAGTTTGCATCCGATGTAATTACTTCTACAAGTGTTTCAGGCGTTGCGTGAACAACCTCAACGTGCGTTGCCATATACGACGTATCTCTTGGCATAGTGGCACGAAGTTGCGAAGCAGCAAGGGTTCCAATTTTGTTTAACCCTAATGCGACTTGTGTCCTAATCTTCACATCTGCCGCAGCCATCTTAAGCTCAAACTGTTTTGTATCAATCGTTGTTGAACTCGAACCTGATGCCATTATGCACCCCGTTTACTATAGTAAACAGTATTCACTGGTATGCACCCGCGTTATACACTGCCTCGACTGCCTGTATCTTCATCCATATATGCCTAAACTCAACGTCAGTAACTTTGTGAATATTCGCATAGCGCATATTACCATTGAAATAGAATCTCAACCGCATATCTTCAGTAATCCTCGGGTCATAACGAACGATGATCGTGTGCGTAAGTTTGACGTTCTTTGCCATTGCGATGACTACTTCATCGGAACTCGGCTCAGATATCTGTGCATAAATACCTAGTCCATCAGGGCCTACGATATAGTCCTCATAATCTGCTGGTGTTCCGCCCGCTGCATCAATGGTTCCCACCGGCCGTTGCACTACGATGCAGTCACGCATCTTTGACCAGTTATTAGGAAGTCCAGGGTTCTTTTCAACCCATTGCCATTTATTAGCGGCAGGCATTTTCTACAGATCACCTGGGCTTATTATGAAGTCGCTTACTGCATCAATCGCTGTCGGTGGAATACTATAGTCTAAGTTCTCACGCCCTGCATACCATTCAGCAACGCACATCCTAAGTCCGTTGCGAAGTTCAGGCGGAACGTCGCTTAAGGTATCGCCGTATCCAGCGGTGAATCTAATTTTATAATAACCGCGAACCCACCACTCCCAGTATCCACCATAGACAAGTTGCAGTTCAGCAGGTTCAACGTCATAGTTGACCGAATAGTTTACCGCGTTTTGAACGTGCTCAACACCCATCTGATCTACACAGACAACTGAAAGAACCGACTGGCACGGCGGACGCCATATTTTAATAACCATTGGAAGGACTTGATACCCGTATACTTTACCTGCAACGTTAGGAACCGTCTCAAGGTTAGGCACTAAGACCATATCATACGTCTGTGTCATAAATGCCCTGGCGCAGTAGTCCTCAAGTTTCCCGACTGCTGATGCGATCAAGTCTTCTATATACTGCGCTTCGCGTGCGAGTGCGGGGTTAGACGGATCGAGTTTGAGCATGTTAAACACGTCATCTCGGTCAAGTGGATAACCGTTAGGTGGCGTAATCTTCTTTAGTGAATATCTCATGATTAACTCATGTCCTCTATAGGTAGGATGAACATTCGACCTCTGATCGCTAAAAGCGTCGTGGGCACTTGATAGATATCCTGCGGCCCTAATCCTACGGGGAATTCAACTACTGCCATGTGATCCCACACGATCTGCGTTCCGTATGATTTTGTAGATGGTAGGATTGTATCGCCCGGCAATAACTGGAACGTGAATTGTGAGATAATCATTTGACACGCATCGGCAATCGCATATGAGTTCTGCAAGGGCGCAGTCATTATCAGTTCGAGCCCACTTACCTGTGAGATCGTTGCATACTCACTTGCCCCGGAAACGTTTGTCAACGTGACTACATCGCCTGCTGTAAATGGTAATATCTGTCTGCCCCAACTATCAAGACCGAACCCCGTAACTTGAGTGAGATGCACATTATTCTGTCCTGCACTTGCCGCCGCTGTGAGTGTGGTAGCGGTGATAGGTGCGAGCATAACAAGCATCGTCGGCGTGTCCTTTTTAATCATCTCAGTCCCGTTTGCAAATGCCTTCCAGATTACCGTTCCGCCTGTGAGATCCATCGGAGTTCCATCAGGATTAGTCGGATTGACATTGACCGTCAATGATGTTTGCTCTGCCATATTAAGGTCTGGATCAGTTGGTGTGAGAGTTATACTTGTCATTTCAACTCACTTCGATTAATATGCTGTTCGGTTCCACCATAACGTAACCTGTCGCAAGCAAGACCCGACTGCCTCCAACGCACTTCGTTATCATCTGCTTGTAGGTGAGCGGCATAATCTCCATCGTATCCGCTGGAACGAACCCCACTACCAACTGGCCCGGATTTACGTCTGAGATAGTCAGTCCATTGCCAACCGTTTTTATTAATGCATTGCCTGTTATGTCATGGTAGAGCGCCCACACGAACGAGTCGCCTGTGATATCATCAGGCGCAGCGGCAGGCGTGTTGATCGTGATAATTATAGGTTTGGTATCGCCTTGATAGATCGTGATCGGCGCTAATGCCGTGGCCATTACTCATCTACCTCCTCGTAGAACGCATCTGGATCTTCGGTGATCGTTTCATATATCGGATACATTATGAACGCTAGAGTAATCTGTGCAGCTAATTCAATGTCTGGAACAACCCCCTGCACGATGTGCATGCTAATCAAAGGCGCGAGAGCTTGTAGGAGTATGTCAGGAACTTTTGGAGTCACACCGACATCTACGTGTGGTTTCAACGCAGCTAACGTGACATTAGGAACAACCACTTGAGAAAAGGCGTGGCCTATTGCAGGTGGAATTGCTACTGAAGAGACGTTAGGAACGACCGTCTGGGTCGGCCCTACGTCTACCGACGGTTTGTTCGTCGCGTCGGTCACGTTCGGAACGACAGTCTGGATTGGCCCTACGTCCACCGAAGGTAGTATCGGCGCCGCTATTGCTACATCTGGTGTTAAAGGCACTACTCTAATGCCTACTGTTGGAGCGTCAGGGGCAGCAAGTGACACATCTGGCACGACGGACTGAACTATCGTTACATCCCTACCGTACATCACGTCTCCAGATTCATCCACGAACCGACCGCCCCGCGATAACGCCTGCAATCCAAACTCAGTAGTAAAATAGTTACTGTCGCGTACCGCGAGTAATCCTTCGTCGGTCACGGCAGTTTGAACGATGCGCCGGTCGCTGCCGTATGTTACATCTCCAGATTCATCGACGAACGGCCCTCCGCGTGATAACACGAGTAGTCCAAACTCAGTAGTAAAGAAGTTGCCATCACGTTTTGCGGTTAGCCCTTCGTCAGTTACTATCATGGGGATACTGGCACCAACGGTAAATAAGTCAAATTGTAATGCGCCATCGCGGCATCAATCGTAGCGAAGTCGATGTACCCACCTAGAATTGTTATCGCGTTCGGCCCTACCGGAGTGTCTACCCAGTTAATGATGTTTACTTGATACCGTACTCCGGTTGAGTTGTTGACATAATCTCCGTTCGGATTAAGCACCATTTGATACAAATTATGACCTGACGCGGCAGTTTTATACATTTTACACCTACGTTGTAGAGTTTACCGTCCATCCTAA